CCCCGGAGTAGCTGTAAAGTCACCAGCTTCAAAGTTTGCTTTAACTTCATAAAATGACGGGGCGCAAGCCCCTGTTTCAACAGCATTAGCAAGATAGCTTGCAAGTCTCTCCTGTCCTGTTATGTTTGGATGAAAGCCATCAGAACTCAGAAAGCCATCAGCATGGAGAATATAGTCTGACCCTGTCAAATACCGCCAATTCTTTCTCTGGGTGTTATAAGCGGATTTTGCAGTCTTGAGCCTATTCTGTGCAGTTGGGTCATCTGTCCGATCTACTGACCATGCTACCATAGCGGAAAATACTTTTGCAT